GCCGCTTCGATCAACAACCCAGATATTCGCCGTGAGATGGAGCAGACGTGGTCTAACGTTATCGCACCAACGATGTTCCAAGGTGCACGGGCTATCTGTCTGGGAACCCGCTTCCACTTTGACGATATTCACGCGACCCTCTTTGTTCCCAAGAATAATTGGAAGCAAATAATTCAAAAAGCAGTCATTACAGACGCTGACGGACGCCAGCGCTCATACTGGCCTGAGTTCTGGTCAATGAAATACTTGAACGAACGCAAGCTTGAGGATAGAGTTGCTTTTGCATATCAGTACTTAAACACAGCTGTCCAATCAACTGAAGTAGGTATATCACCAGAGCTGCTTATCAAAGGCGAAGTACCTGAAGAATATGATTGCCTCGGTGTAGGCATTGACTTAAGCGCAGGATTATCAGAAAAGAACGACTGGACTGTATTTACACTTGGTGGTATTAAAGATGGAAAAATATATCTTATTGACCAAAGGAGATGTAGGTCAATGGGCAACATTGAAAAGATGGATACTCTGTGCGAAATGCTAGGTGACTGGAATATATTGATTGAAAATGATGAGAAACAATTTTTTCCAACAATGTCGCCATGTGTAATATGGCCAGAAGCAGTCGCCTACCAGTCATCATTTGAAGGAGATTTTAAACGTATAATGTTCGAAGATAGAGCGCTATATAATTTACAATGCTCTCCAGTAAAAGGATTTAAAGGAGATAAATTAGCAAGACTAAGAGGAGTGCTTGGTCTTTTTGAACATAAAAAAATTATTTGGAACAAGTGGCGAACATGGAATATTTTAGAAGAAGAATTGATAAACTTTGGACATTCACAACACGATGATGCAGTGGATTCTATGGTGCTAACTATAGGCGGGTTGTTGAGAAGGGGTAGTTTACAATTAGACTACAATGAAGATAGTTTTGATTTGTAATTGAAATGGCTAGGGCAAAGTGGTCTGAATTATCTGATAAAGAAAAACAAGCATATGGTGGAGATAAAAAAGCGTTTAAAGCCGCCAAAAAACAAGTAGCAAAATCAGGTGGAGACGCTAGTAGTGCCAAGGCTATTGCACAGTCATATCAAAATCAGCAGCAAGCAGATAATTATGATTTTGGGAAAACTGTTGGAAGCAAAGATGTAAGAAAGATGGAGGAGCAGGGATTCTCTCAAGCTCAAATTAAAAGTGTTGCAGAACGTGCTGGTGTTGGAAATGTGAAAGCATCTGTTCAGCGGAAGTTTGGTATTCACGGTGCTGCCTCAAAACCTGCAAGTTTAGACGACTATGATGTTGGTTCTATGGGAAGAACAGCTCCCAAAGAAGATGGAACCGAACGCGCAGATCTTAGCAAATCAGAAGTAAAGTTCTTACTAAAAGACAGTAATTTCAGTGCTGGAGATATTAATGATTGGGCAAAAAAGAATAACTACAGTTTTGGCACTAATGCACAGTCATTTTTAAATGAACGATTAAATGCAATGACACAGCAGCCTGCTACAGATGTAACAGATGCAGGAGATGGTTCGCCAGTCATTAACACCAAGCCAACTGCAACTCCTCAGCCTGTTCCAACTGGAGATATTAACACTACTGTCACGGACAACTCTCAAACAATTGATAATAGCCAACGTGGTGGCAATGTAATTAATATGGGAGGTTCAGATGCAACTGAAACTGGAAGTTCAGCTAACGGTGGAGGATCTACATCTGTTTACAAAGGAACTGGTGACTTTGTTGTTGGCGGTGATCTTAATCAAAATGTTGGGAAGGTGATGGGAGATCAAACTAACACCTTTAGTAACACTGGAACATTTATTGGGAACAATAATCAAGGAGCTGATTACAGCACTACAACAGGCTCTAACACTGCTGGCAATGTAAATAACAGTAATCAATCAGTTGCAAGCATGATGAATGCTCAGCAACGGCCAAACGTGAAATTTAATGCTAAAAACCCTGGATTAACTGCTACGGAGCAACCTAATCAAGGGCCAAAAGCCTATAGCTACAGAGATGGATCTATGCCTGATTGGGTGAAAACAAGCGGAGACGGCATGGCAGTGACACAAGCATTGAAAACCATTACAAATCCGGAAACTGGAGAAACATATACTCACAATGACGGTGGCGTTGTATTAAACGAGGATTACTTTAAAAACACCACAAGTGGACCACAGCAATCAGGTCCAAGTGTAAATAATGCTATTAAAGATATGCAGGCTGCTGGCGGGACAACACGTTCAGCATTTGATCAATTACGTTCCGTTGTTGGTTTAGAACCATCAACAGATGAGGAGTGGTCAAGCCATCTGCGCGAACAAAATAAAAACAACAGATTTGCGGAATATAAAACTGGTGGTGGTGAATTAGGGATGGATGATTGGGCAGAAACTCAAAGGCGTGACGCTAATCCAATGATGGGTCAGCCGACACAAATGGACTCAAACATGAATCCAATTGGTCGAGGATATGGTGAAATCGATCCATTTGCACCAACAGAAGAGCAGTTAAATCGTGGTCTCCTCGGTGAACGCCTTCCTCAGCCGTTCCTTGAAAACACACGTGCAATCCCTCCTCAAGGCATCCAGCACGGAGCAGGAAACCCATTGATCTCAATACCATCGCCAGATGCGATACAGCAAATTGAGTGGGATTTGGGAAGGCCAGTACAGCCACCTGGCACAACACCAACTAAAACTCCGAAAAAAGAACGTAGACCAAGAAATCGTATTGCTCCACCAAGATTGAGAGAAGCTCCGCAGAATACACGTGTAATTGGCACTGGCAGTGTTGCTGTGGGTGGTGATATGAATGCTAATGTTGGTAAAACGATGGGCGACCAGACAAATATCTTTGATAACACTGGCACATTTATTGGGAACAACAACCAAGGTGCAGATTATAGCGTGACTATCGGGTATAACAACGTTGGTAATCAAGCGGGTGGATCTGGAAGTGGTTCCGGAACGGGTTCATACAATCCCATGATGGATAATATGTTCAGCGGCGCAGCACTTGGCGCTTTAAATGATAATGCCTTTGCCAAGTCTCAATCTCAATTCAGTGGTTCAACCAGAGCAGCTCAAGCCTCAGCACGTGCTCAACAGACTACAGGAGCACGAGAAAGTGCAAATCAGTTACGTTATAACGCAGCAATGCAGCCGCAATATTTCCAGAACATGATGATTAATCAGCAGAATAGGTATTTAGGTGATACCTATGCATTTAGACCACCAACATTTGTTATGCCTGAACCGTATAAGCCACCTACAAATAACATCGAGGAAATTGCTAAAAGATACAGCTAATCGTTAGACTTTAAAAAAGCCCGTAAATAAATGAATAATCCAAGTAATCAGTTTGAAGAGATTATCCATGCAGCTAAAGAGCGGCGTGGTGATCTTACAATTGACACAATGATTGTATCGTCGCATCTTGCACAGATGCGGCTATTTATCTTACGGCGTGGCGTAGAGTTTTACTGCGAACAAGATTCGTATGGAGGGCGTAGAGAATTCATAGCCAACGTGTTTGAAGAAAACATGATGGAGATGAAGTTAGAAAGTATTGTTGATTATTTCTTGTGTGACGGTCAAGGTCTGTTCTATTTCAGGCCTAACGGGGACACCTATCAGATGCTGTATTTCCCCAAAGATAGCTATAGATGCTATCGCAACCAAACTGGTGAAATTGACAATGTTGTTTTAGTGTATTCGTTTGCTGTCAAAGAGACCAATCTTGCAAATCCATTCTCTGAACAGGGTAAACGCGGAGGAAAGAAAAAGTACATCAAGCTGCGTGTCTACAAAGATCGGATCGAGCAAACAATCAGTAATGAGAAGATTGAGTTTGAAAACGATATTGGAATGCCTAACCTGACCCAACCAGGGCAGACAGAAGTATTAGTCAATAGTTTAGGGTTTATTCCGGCAGTTGAAGTCTTTAATCATTTGGACTGCACAGGGGAAGCAACAGGTACTGGTGAGTTTGATTGGTTGGCACATCAGATCTTGTTCCATGATGAGCTTGTAAGGAATGTCCGAAAGAACATGAGGTTCTTTGGAAATCCAACTTTAGTCTCTAGTAGGCCAAAACACGACATTGTCGAGTCTGACGGGGATTCATCCTTTAGACCCACAATCAGCTCTCAGGCTGGCTTCTATGCGATGGATAGGCCCTCTACAAGGGTGAGCCAACCATTCGGCGGCGCATCACCTCTAGACGGACAGATCAAGGTCCCCCGTGTTATCGCCAATCTTGAGCCGACTGATCGCGTTAGTTATATGACACCTGATGCGGTTAGCGGAGATCAGAATTTGTATGTGAAGCAATATCGTTCTGAGATTAGGCTTGCATTAGGAGGTGTTGACGACATTGATATTGGAACAGCTTCTACGGCATATGAGATGAAATCTCTTTACGGAAGAGTTGCAGCTACTGCAGAAAAGAAAGCGAAAGCACTTTTCAAATATGGTCTATGCCAACTGTTTGCAATGATGATTCAGCATGAAGAATACCTATTCATGGAATCGTTTGCTCAAGCGATGGGGCTAGAAAAACCAAGTATCCCACTGCCTGAAGAATTTGAAGGTAATCCAGAAGGATATGCCCTGGCTGATGCTGATTATAAAGAGAAGTTAGCTACATTCGAAGAAAGTCGTGATCAACTGTTTAGTGCTAGTATTGAGGCAGGTGATATCCCGAAAGGTGTAGTTGGTCTTATCCCAGACGGCAGCACAAAAGTTAGCTGGCGTTGGACTGGTGAAATCTTTGAAGAGGATTCACAAGGCATTCTTAACAATAGTATTGTTGTTCGCAACTTACAGGAATTAGGTGTTGATTCGATTGAAGCACTTAAGTACCTGTTCCCATCTAAGACTGACGAAGAACGTGCGGCAATGTTAACGGGTTATCCGTTCCGCATGGTTCAGCAGTCACAACAATCGTTCAATACATTTGTGGGAATGCTGGGTCAGCTGTATCAGCTACCGCACCCACAGATGCCCAATATGCCCTTAGCGTCAGATCCTAATCTTGACATTACAGGGTTCCTATATAGATCTCTCGAATTCTTAAGAAAGGAGTTAAGTTACAGTGGAAAGTATCAACCAAACAGTGGCGACGACGCCGCAAGTAAGCTCTCCGACGCCGACCGCAAGCGTGCCGACATCGGTCTCCCAACCCGTGATGAGCGACCCGTCCGCTTACCAGGCGGCTCAGGTTCAGCAGGTGGCGGAACCCCAGGTTCCGGCCTACCAACCAACAGCGGCCCCGCAGGCTTCGGCACCGGAGGGGAATCCATGGCAGCAGGCGTTCCAGGCACTGAGCGCAAGCCTGAATACGCCGCAGCAGTCCCCGGCCCAGGCGTCGTACTCGGCTTATCAGACACCGACCCCACAGGCCAGTACCCAGGCAACTTGGGCCTCACAGGCACCGCAAATGCCACAGGCTCAGCCCCAATACCAGGCAGCCCAGACTTACAGTCCCCAAGTTTCAACCCCAACTTATTCACAAGAGCAGCTGCAGGCCCTCGCACAGGCCCAAACCGCGCAAAACGCCGCCCCAGCGGGTGATAGTTATTTAAGTCAGATTTCTGACAACAGCCTTGAGGTTCTGGAGCACTTTGGTGCTGAAGCTCCTGCACTGCTGAATCAGTATGCCTGCGCTGTTGAAGATGCTCTAATTGAGCAGGTCGGTCGTAATAACGACATGAACCTGATGCTTGGAGCTGCTGGCGAAGAGCGTGCTGCGATGAATCTGATGCTGACTAATCCAGACATCCTGGCTGATTACGTTAACGATTTCTTTGGTCCTAGCGGTCCTTATCCGACAGAAACCGCTGACGAAACCCAGGTCCGCCAACAGCAAGAAGCTGCAGCTCAATTTGAAGCTGAGATTCAGGCTCAAGAGCAGCGCGGCGTTCCTCAGAACTTCCAACGGCCTCAAATGGAAATGCCGACTCCCGGTCAGCGCTCCGGTGAAGGTGCCCGTGGCTTCTGGGGTGATTTCAGCGCACTGATGGACAACAATCCTGAGAATGCATGGCAGTATTTAGCCAGTGCACCTGCTCAGGCATTTACCACCAAAGTGCTGGTTCAAGATAGCTGATTAAGTTCAGAAGGGGATGCAACTCTGTATCCCCTACAATATAAATATTGATTGAAGTATTGAAATGGCTCAACGTATTTCTGATATGCCGGCAGGCAGTATGCCTTACGCAAGAGAAGCACTCCCTTATGCTTCATTGCAGCGTGGATTAGGAGGCATGAATCCACCCAATCCTGGCATGACAAATATGGATGATGGACGTCTTGATCCTTTTTTAAATTCTCAGGCAGAGCGTCAAAATCAATATGAAATGCAGGATATTGACCAAAATATGTCGAGTGCAAGACCTCAAGCTGCTGCAGGAGCAATGGGGCAAGTACGGACTGCAATCGTAGAAGAATCAGATGCTGCAAGTCGTGCTCAACAAGACTTAAACAATAAAATGGCCATGGTAATTGAAGCAAGCGGCGGTGGACAGAATATTGCAGCTTTAAATGAAAGAATGATGACGGACAGAGAAGGGTTTGATAATAATATGGCAACAAGCAATGCAATTGCTATGGCAATGAAGGCATAAACAATAAATCAATATTTAGGTTAATTTACTACAATTTAAATAGTAAATAAATAGTGCCGTGCGTAAAGCTGCTGACATTTCACAAACGGAACCTGAAGTATTCCAAACTATTTGGAAACACCTAAAAACTGATGGAATGGAAGATCAAGCAGCAAATCACATGACTGCTGAGATGCTGCATCATGGTGAAGATTTTGAAAGTTCAATTGAGCAATATGAGCGTAACCTTAGTAATTACAAAGAGAGAGGATTCAACGAACATGCTGCCCAAGCTATGGCAGTAGAAAGTTTAGAAAGTGGAGAAAACCCAATTGAAAGCATCCGGTTTGCTGGCATTTACGGCGCTTAAATGTTAACCAAGGCAGATATTATGTTGCCTTAAATATAACCTAGGTGCTATGATAAGGTTTCAGTGAAGATAACATATGCCGCAACCAAAAATCTCCGGTGATTCTGTTCGTGCATATCTGCGTGATATTGGAAGAATCCCGTTACTAGAACATGATGAGGAAATCTTGTTAGGTCGAAAAGTACAACGACTAATGGAGATTAAAGCATGCGAAGAGTTATTGGGAAACCCGACAACAGAAGAATTGGCCGTTTCTCTAGGACTATCAAAACAGGAGCTTCGACGTGAGCTGCGAGATGGCACAAAGGCAAAAGACAAAATGGTCACTGCTAATCTCAGGCTTGTTGTTTCAGTCGCCAAGAAATACACTAAACGGAACATGGAATTACTGGATATCATCCAGGAGGGCACCATTGGTTTGGTTCGTGGTGTGGAGAAGTTTGATCCTGGTCGTGGCTACAAGTTCTCTACTTATGCTTATTGGTGGATTCGGCAAGGTATCACGCGGGCCATTGCGGAGAAATCAAGGGCAATACGCTTACCGATTCATGTTACAGAAAACCTCAACCGCCTTAAGAAAGCTCAGCGTGAATTAAGCCAAATTAACGGTTACATGCCGACCGTAGCAGAGCTTGCAGAAGAGCTTGAACTAACGGCAGATGCTGTGAAAGATCTGATGTGCAAAGCTAGGCAACCAACTTCATTGGAAATAAAAATTGGTGAGAATCGAGATACAGCATTGATTGATTTACTTGAAGACGAAACTCAATTACCAGAAATGCTTCTAGAGCGTGCTTGTATAAAAGAAGATGTGAGGGAGCTGATTGGCGACTTACCAGAGATGCAAGCAGCAGTAATCAGCATGAGATATGGAATTGGTGAAGATGTGCTTGAACCTATGTCTATGACAGCAATCGGGCAAATACTAAATATGAGCAGAGATCGTGTACGTACATTAGAGCAAAAAGCAATTAGGAATCTGCGAGAGTTAGGTCAGGAGATAAATGGTTTGTTGTAATTTACAATAAACATAGGACTCGAACTAAAAGTGATGGACGTAACGCAAGCTATTGAAAATAAAATTCTAAAGCTGGGTGGCTATAGTAGCAGCAATGTAAATAATTACTCCGCTACAAAATCACTCAACTTTGCTCAGGGCATCAACATTAATACAGCCCCAGAGGAAGTTATTACTGCAATTCCTTTTACATTTAAGTACGAAGACAAAATAGGTTTATTTGGGGCAGAGAACAGATTTGTCAAAATAAAACTTGATATTCAAGGTGAAGGATCAATATTTTCCAATCTAGATATTCAAGTAAACAATTTTACTCCTGTTTGGGTGTCAAGAGAATTTGGCACACTTAATGATTACGAAACTGCAAATATAGATTTTAGTGTAGATACAAGTGATCCCAGTGGTGATTATGTGACCGCTGGAACAAAAGATGGTTTAAGTGATATTTTAAACTTGTATATTCGTATAGATCTTAGAAATTTAAAAACAGGAAACAAGTATTTAGACAACTGGTTCGATGTAAGAATATACACCAAGAACAAAGAAGAGTTCGATGGAGAAACTCTTTACATTAAACCTAGTGATCATTTTTATGTAGGATTCCATGCAAGAAACACGAAAAGGCTGCCGTACAATGTTGAAGTAGATATTGGTCGAGAATATTTAAGTTTCTACAACATGACAGACACTCAAAGACGACTTACACCAGCTTAAAGATTATCGAGTATTTCTTGGCATTCTGATAGCAACTCTGCTTTGGAATGGTTATTTACTAAATCATGCCCTTGCTCTAAACTCCACTCAAGCAGTTGTTTTTTAGTCATTTTATCTAAATCAACTTTAGGTTGACTCGGATGAACTTGGACTTGAATTTTTGGAGCTTCTTCTGCTTCTACTTCAACAATAGGTTCTGGTTCAGGAGCGGGTTGAGGCTCTGGAGCAGTTGGAGAGGGAATACCAGCGACTATTCGTTTGAGGACTTTACCTCCGCTGATTTTGGAAAATTGATATTCAACCAAGAGTTCTGGGCTGTCAATTGCAACAACAGCAATACGATCAACACGACTGACAGGGAACGTAAAATTACCGTAACCGTCGTGCCTAATTTCGAGATGCATACGTTCAACAGCGGGTACAACTAATCGCACTACAACGCCATTCTCTAAAGTAACATTAAAGATTGCACAGTCGATGTAAGCACCATGCTTTTTCTTCCACCAACGAGGGAATTTATGCATAGTTCCATTAGTTGGTAGTACCAGTTTGATATTCCCAACCGCATTGGTAACGGTTTTACCGCCTTTATAAATCACTCTATCGGCCATAGGATTTGACTAAATACTTATCTATATTTTAAGGCTTTTGATTCTGAATGTTTGATCCATTTTAAATTGCAAGATCGACAGTCCGCACGATCACCATTTATATGTTTGACGATTGAGCAACCTTTAGTTCTCCCATAAGGAGTTGGAGGGTTGCCAAGAAAAGCAAAGGCGACTAAAGTATGTATAGGGACAGTGATAGTTTTCTTTCTGCCAATTCGCTGAGTCAAATTTACCACTTTGTATCCCGATTTTTTGATTTTTGGTTTCAACAATCTTTCGATCTGTCCTTTAGTACTTTTTACTTGTCCTTCAGCGTTAACGTAATATTCAATGCAACACTCATATCCAGGTAATGTATGAACAGGAATCCACACAGAACTATCTATAAATTCCATAACCACAATATCTTGGGGTAGGTATCAACAATACCAATAATAAACAGTATTATCGTATTATGTGACTAAGTCGAAGTCACTTATAAACCTTTTAGCTTACGGAGATATCATCCCATGTGGATTGATAATGATTTTCCCAAGCTTCTTGGTGCAGAGCTTTACCGTCCTCATCCTGCCTACATCATTGAGATGGCAGTTGAGCCAGTGGTAGTCCACGATTTCAGCAAACAGCCCGGTCAAACGGTCCAGCTGGATAGATACCGCTTCTGGGGCAAGCCTGGCACTAAGGAGTCCCGTGAGCGGACCGCTGACCAAACTCTTGGCACCGCATCCGCCCGCAACATTGTAAAAGACAAGGTATTAGTAACGCTTCGTGAATATACGGGACCTGCTGATACTCGTGATACGGCCCAGCCTTCCACCTTCAAAGTGGCTCGGGAAACCCTGATCACCGCGCAGCGCCTGCTTCTGGACACCGGCAACCTCAATGTCTTCCATCAAAGCATTGGTTCACTTACGCTGTTGGACGACTACCGCCGCTGGCGCGACCGGGTGTTCGCTAACGAACTTCTGAAAGCTGAAGCCAATGGCGAAGCAAACTCAGAGCAAGGTGGTTACTACCTGCCTGGCAGTAAAGCCAAAGGTGGATCTGGTGGCACTTTGGGTGTGACTTATGCAGCTGGCGAATCTGCCAAGTTTGATGTGAGCACCGACCTGCTGGAAGTTGTTAAGGATATGCGTAAGCGCAATGTCCCGACCTTCGCCGATGGGTACTACCGCTGCATCGTGGATCCGACCGCGATGATGCATCTGCGTCAGGACAGCGATTTCCGCGAGATCGCACGCTATCCGGGCTCAGGCATGATTAACCCCATGCAGCCCAATCAGGCACCTAACGCCAACTTCTATCAAGGCATGGGTCCTGCATACGGTCAGGCTGGTTTCGTTGCTGGTCAGCCCGTGATGCCCACTGGCTTTCTATTTGAAGGCGTCCGTTGGTTCGAGTCAACCAACCTCCCTGAAACCACCTATAACCTCGTTGTGAACGACGCGACTGCAGGTAGTTCCGCTGCTGATTACGGCGCAAGCCAGCTGATCTTCTTCGGACCTCAAGCTGTCGGTGTAGGTATTGGTGGTAACAACGCTCAGATTCTTTTAAATAACAACGACGACTTCTCGCGTTTTATTATCATGATCTGGTCGCTGTTTGCCGGTTTTGAAATCCTGAACAAGGACTTCATCACGGTTGGTTACTCTTTCGTTTATTGATAGGAGGTAACTTAAAATGACCGTGATTTTTCCTGGCAACTACGTTAGCCACTTAAATGCATACAAAGAGCAAGGTGTTGTTGCTCTTCCTGGTGTTGAGTTTTATAAGCTCGTTGGTATCGCTAAGGTTACTTCTAACCTGAGCGGTGGTGGAACTTTAACTCTGTCCATCCCTTCCCCGGACCTGCGTTCTGACGACAAGCCTCGTCTCGACAAGTCTTTCATTGTCCCTGCTGGCTCTACTGTTTATCGCACTGCTATTCAAGTCGTAAACCTGAAAGCCGCTGGCACTGAGACTGTTCGTGTCGACGGTCTGACCACAACTGCTGGTACTGAAGCCTCTCTGGCTGCATCTAGCGGTGTGTTCCCCACAGCTGGTGCTACTACGTCCTTTACTGGTCTGGACACCGACGCTGACAACGGCAGTAACGTTTCTGTTGAATCGTCTGCTAAGACCATTACCGCCGTGTACTCCGGCACTCTGTCTATCGTTGATACTTCAGAGCAAGCCTACGTTATCGTCGAAGTCTGCTACTACAAAGATGCAGGCGCTCCTGACGCTGATGATGTGCATGTTGGTTATCAAATCGAAGCAGGACAAAGCGCCTGATTCATTTGATCAATACAGAAAGAGCGTCCAAACACGGGCGCTTTTTTTGTGCCTATAATTATAGTGACGCTAAAGATAGATTATGTCAAATTTATTCCAAGATACTAGGACGGGTAAGCTGGTTGAATTTATCAGCAAACACGACAAGGAATATGCAATGATTCGCGATAGTGCAGGCAATGTAAGCTATGTCGGCTGCGATCATTTAGTTCCGTATGACACAGAGAAAGGACGGCTTTCAAAAATTGCAGCTCCTGAAATTGCTGTAGAGAAAGAAGAAAAACTACCTGAGCGTGTTGTGCCTCTTGAAGATACACGTTTGAACTTAAACACAGCTCCACCAGAACAAATTGCAAAACGTTTGCCTGGAGTCGGCTATTCAACTGCCAAAAAAATTGTAGAGCTACGTATGTCATTGTCAGGAGAAAGATTTAGTAACCTTAAACAGCTTGAAAATATCCCTCGCGTTAACTGGGAACAACTAATTGAAGAAGACCTTATCTTCATTAGTTAAACTAGTAATACATACGTTGAAGGAAGATGGCGGTCCCTAGTCCTGAAGAGCTGTTATTGGCTCAAATTATTAAAGAGAATCAAGAGCGTCCGTCAGTTCAGGATATTGCTGGAATTGGAGCGGCAGGTGGTGCAATTGGTGGAGTGTTAGCAGGAATTCCTGTTCACGCTATTGGCAAAGGCATTGGCAACATGACAGGTAGAAACCGCCTTATGAAGCCTGGTGCACGTATGGCAGGAGGACTGCTTGGCGCAATTGTTGGTGGTGGATTAGGAGCTGCCTATCAAAATGCAGCCATGCAAGAAGCTCCAGCAGAAGCGAAGCTTTTAGCCAAGATCCAGGCTCAGGGTGATGTAACTGAGATGGATAAAATTATTTTGGAAAACTTGTTAGGTAAAGCGCTTAGTCAGCAAGGGATCATCTAATGGAATTAAATGAATACTTAAAATCTAAAACAAGATTTCACTTAGGTTTTAATGCCGGTGCTCAAATTCCAGCAGGTGATAGAGCCCGTTTGGAAGAAGCAATGGCATTGATTCCTGATGAGTACTGGTACACTCAGATTGAATATCAAATACGACGTTGTGACACAGCTTGGGAAAATAGTGAATACTTCCCAACAAGCTCAGCCGGATCTCCTAACTACAGTCGATTAGAGCAAATTGCTGGTGACGTTCAACGTACGATTTCAACATCTGATCCACTGAAAGGTGATGAATACTTCAGGGAAATCTATCTGCGTGAAGTTGACCGACTAGCTGAAACACTGTATGTACCAAACTACAGGAGGCCTGAAACAAGACGATATGCGTACGAACGTTCAGGTTCAGAATTTATTTTGTCAGTTCCAGGTCCAGCAGATACAGCAGTTGGTAGTCGGATCTTTTTAAACGAATATTGGCGATAATTGTAGAATAGATCTAGGCATTAGAAAAAATTACTATGGCAACACAAAAAATTACCATGGGACGGAATAGGGATACTGATTTCGAATCCAAGAAAGCAGCTGCCCTAGCTCAAGCTGATGCTATTAATAGCTATATGTGGGGAATGCAGCAGGTTCAAACATTTGGTCCTGGCTATGAAGCCAAAATGTCTCGCAGCCCACAATATGGCAACCCTAATATGGTAACCGGTGATATTCTTGATGGCCAAGTTGGTAACTTTAAACCATCAACTGATAGCGCTGGAAACTCCGTTATTTCTGATCCATACAATCAAACAGGTTTCTTGGCTGGAGGTGTCTCATCAACAGTAGAGCCACAAACAGATCCTACCTCTATGAATCAAAATGCAATGGCTAGAATTGCAATGATGCAGCAAGGAGGCCAGTATCAAGGACTTAATAATCGCCCACAAGTTTACGGTGCTTGAACATGAATAATCAGAAAATTAATCGACGTAAAGCAGCAGGTGATGTAGATCCTTCACAGGTGGCAATGTCTAATACCACCATGCCCGGATCGCCACCATCCAATAACAATTCAATGGGCTACATGGGAATGCCTGCGCAGCCTATTCCTAACCAGCCGCAAGGAAAAGGTAATTTGATGAACAACCCTCAAGTTGCAGAATCAATGGGTGGGGGCCAGCCACAAAGAGGGACTATTTCAGGAGCACCTCAAACGGCATACGGAGACGATGTGCTTGCTCCTGATGCAGCAGATAAACTTGGAACAGTTGGATTTTCCCAACGTTCAAATTTAGGCCAAAATGTTATTCCTGGCACTCGCTTGAATCAAACAAACTATAACGAGCAAATGCAGCCTGGAATTGAGACGATGGATATGCTTCCAAGCATGGGTCTTGCACAATCTGCAGCAACGCAAGCTAGTAAATTGTATGGTCAAGAAACTCCACCTCCTTATCTGCCTGGCCCAATGGGCATGATGCCACTAGGCAGTATTGAAGAAGCCATTACGAATCCAGGAGCTATCGCGATGCAAAACACAATGCAAAGCGCTGATAGCCTTGGGCTTCAAGGGCAATCAGATGCATCAGTCAAACCCATGGGAATGAACATGGGTATGGGCGCAAGAAACACTCCACCTGCTTGAGGTAAATAACAATGGCAACAACAGCTACAAATAAACAACCACTTTTAATTGACCGAGTATTTCATTCGGCTATTAAAGCAAACACACTAGTGTCTGGCCACGCCACTAACTTGGATATTACTGGCACGAATGAATCAGCTATTCTTGTAAATTGCAATGCCAATGATGGGGCAATTATTGAGGATCTATATGTTATTGCGCGTTCAACAACTGCGTACACACTTCTGTTTTATTTAAGTACGGCGATTGATTTTTTGCGTCCAACAGAAGCAGTTTATATTGGCAAACTAGCTAGTTCTACGACTAAAGGAGTAAGAACATCATCTACTGATCTTCCAAATATTTTAGCGCCAGTTGCGCAAGTTGGCTCCGATGCTCAATTAAATGCTCTCTATATACCAAAAGGATCTAACCTTTGGGTATCACTTCAAGGAACAAGTCCTGTTAATTCAGATGACAGTCCAGTTATTGGAGCACAAGGCGGGTTCTATTGATGCCTAGGAAACAAAATGGCTTTGGTAACGCATCGTCATTTGGTTTTAAAAAAGTAAACAATAAAGTTGATCGTAGTAAGTCTCCAGGCGCTGCGGGTTTATATCCAAGTGATCGTACATTTGGTTCTACAATAACTCGTAGTGCCATTGAGCAATATGATATTGACAGCGGATGGAGTCGTTGGAGAAAAGGCTTTGAATTTTACATGCGAGCAGCGTGGAATCGTTTGCAACGCATTAATCCTAATTTTGATCCATACGATGTAACAAGCGAAAAGTATGTAGACTTCGAGATCAATACCAAATTGTATCAAGGAACGGCGGGAGAAATTAACGTTAAATTTGACGGTTATAGATTTGCCACTACAAATTCAGATACTGCTAATCACTATGTATTAGTAAGAACTCCAGTCAACCCTCCATCGTTGGGAACAGTTAATGCCGTACAGAACGATAAACTTGTCTACACAGATAATTTTGAAAACAAAGAAATATACGTTGATATAAATACGACTGCAAATTCATTTATGCTTCGCACAATGATAGGTGAAAGAATAAGTGATGGGGAATCGGAAGCATCTTTGAAAAACATACTTACAAGCCAAGGTAAACCAAGTATTTATATTGGAAAATCGTTACGATCAAAGCCTACAACAATTAAACTTATTATCGATAAAACTGCATTAGCAGCATCTTCGGTTGTTCAAAATGCCGGTGGAGATTTCCAAGTATTAGTGAATAAACTTGCATACGTAAAAGAGTTTTATGTAGAGCAAACAATTAACTCATCGTTTACGTTTGCAGAAGGATCTACGTATGAAACTTTTGAAGGTAACGAACGCTTTGCAGCTATCGACGTAGACTTGACAAAGACAAGTATTTCAGTTGATTTACTAGATCAGAATCAAGAGCTGCCACCTAGCCTGCTTGATATCTCAGGGTTAACATCTTTATTCTCATCGACGTCTGCTTCGTATGTAATTGATGGAACTTATGTTGTTGACAAAAATGACTATCAAAAGTATTTTGGCAAAAAGTATCTAACTGCTGAGGTTATTGAAAGTGAAGCAACAACCGCATCATTCATCATTAATCCTTTCACTATTAAATCGGTGAAAGAGTTGAACACAACAGTTGAATTAACGTCAATACCTTTTACTAGTGAAATAAAATTATTTGTACCATTGGGAAATCAAGCAACTCTTATATTTGCGCAGAACTCTTTTACAAAGGAAGTTGTTGATTACGATGCAGATGGAAGCTACAATCACGAACGAAAGTATGATGCAAGTGGAACAGAATTAGCACTTTGGAAGAGACTGGAAACTGATATCGATCCATGGTCAAGTGCAGTTTTTAATACTTCTAATCCTTTGGTTCCAGCGACTGTTTATGCATGTAGCTGTCCGGACCATTCACATGCTCAATTAAGAATGCCTCAAGCTACTGAAAGCAGTAGCAACCGCAAAGTCAACCGACAGAAACAATATCCAATTCCAACTGCAAAAAGTCTCGATCGTTTTACTGAAGGTGCATTGACAGAAACTGCTGGTCTGATGCAGTCGTGGGCAACTAAAGAATATAAAGGGTCATACAAACAATGCAAACATTCAATTGCTTCTAAATTTATTAATCGCATTAAGACGAAGGAGCCAGATTCATATCCATCGTTTGCTACTCGTTCAAAGTTTGAAGATAAACTTGAACAGGAAATTAATGATGTCGGTGACGAGATTACATTAAGTTATGAAAGGAGCGATCTGTCAATGATCGAAATTATTTTTTCAATGGCTGAAGCATTGAATATGGATGATGCTGAACTTGCATATGTAATTCTTAAAACTGAGTTTTAAACGTCATTGCTTTCAGAGAGTTAGCATAAATATAATTAGCAATATCAATTATGTTTAACTCGGAAGATTTTGAGTTGAAGCTTGAAGACAAATTAAGGCAGCGTATCATTAATGATGACATTGATAAATGTACTGATATTAATGTCTTGCGAGAGCAGCTTAAGCAGTGCTCGTCACTGATGATGCGCTATCAACATATTTTAAATCGACTTCTGCGAGAACAAATTACTCAAAACCTTGAGCAGTTCACAAAAGTCATGAGTATCGACGAGGCTAAAGACAACGGTAAATTATAATTACGTGTTTTATAATAAGAAAAGGGTTTTTATCCAGTCTATATAGGTTTTTACCATGAAAATTCAGCTGAAGCGCAGTAGTGTATTAGTTAGTGGTAGTGCAAAAACTCCAAGTGCAGATCAGCTGGAATATGGAGAGTTAGCAGTTAATTTTAGCACTACTGATCCTTCTATTTTCATGAAGGATAGTAATAATCAAGTAGTTAGAATTAGCGGTGAAAACGCAGTTGGGATGGGACAAACACAAGTCCCAATTGTTGCTACTGCCCCATCAAATCCAGTAGCTGGTAACCAGTATTTCGATACTGATGACAATAGACTTTATGTCTATACAGGTAGTGCATGGGTTAGAGCTGAACCTCTATTAACGACAATTGCTGATTTAGATGTCACCAATACTCTTGACATTAGCGGCACTGCTAACTTTACAAGCAATGTAGGTTTTGGTGTATCTTCCCCAAGCCATGCACTTGATATTTCAAATGCGAGTAATGCTTATATTCGTCAAACACAAAGCAATTCAACCTTACGTTTAGGTCCAGCTGGAACTTCAGCTAGCGACGGTGCATTCATCGGAACAGATACAACTGGCCCTCTTCGGTTCTATACCAATGGATCCTCGAATGAGAGGCTCCGAATTGATACAGAAGGTCGTGTCGGTATCAACGAAGTATCTCCGGTAGGCATCCTGCATGTCAAAGAAGGCGAAAGCGGAGTAACACCGAATACTACTCATGACACATTATTCATTGAAAACGATGATGATGGGGGGATTACAATTGGCTCTCCAAATAATAAAAGTGGATATTTAGCATTTGCTGATCCGCAAGATAATGATATAGCAAAAATTCAATACGCTCATACTGACAATCAACTGAGCTTTACCGTTAATGCTGGAGTGAAGGCTGTTATTAACAGTACTGGAAATGTTGGCATTAATACGACCAGTCCAAGTCGAAAACTTGAGGTTATTAACGATGATGATTATGCTTTAAAAGTTGGTGGAACAACTTCAGGTGGTTATTATCTTGAGTTAGGGCAGACAGGAACAAACGGATCTGCAGGTATTAAATACCTAGGCAGTGGTGGGTCACTGAAGTTTTCTAATGTCGATGGTGAAGTTGCCAGATTTGACCCAGATGGTGATTTTGGTATTGGTGGTTCGCCTACCTCCACTGCATCAACAAAAACGCTGCAGATAACTGATAGCACCACTGCAAGAATGCTGCTTGAATCAACGGGCAGTGGCGGACGTAAATATGGTTGGTACACAAGCGTTGATGGTCAACTGGCTGTTTATGACTACACTGCAAATGCTGAACGCATCCGTGTTACTAGCTCAGGTAATTTCGGTATTAACGAGACAAATCCATCTGCAAATTTAGTTGTTCGGCAATCGGGAAGCACTTTCACAGCTCAATCACAAACAGTTGCTTTATTCCAACGAAGTTCTACGACAGGACATGGCGCAAAGATTGCGATTGTAGCTGGCAATGCTGCTTCTTCAGACATTAATTTTGGTGATACTGATGATGAAGATGCTGGTTTAATTCAATATGTACATGCAACCAATTCGTTTAAATTCTGCACAGCATCTAATACAACTTCAAGATTAACAATTGACAGTTCTGGCAATATTACTATTCCTGGCAACTTAACAGTTAACGGATCCTTTAGTCAGCCAAGCGGCGATAGTTCAGTCCTGAACTCAGCAAGTGTCCTGCAAGTTGGTACAACTGGTAATTTTGATCTTGAGTTGCTATCGAATAATAACAAAAGTATTGTTGTTAAAAACACAGGCCTAGTTGGAATTGCAACTGACAGTCCTGGAAAGTTATTGTCGATTCAAGATAACAACGCTCCGTCACTTGGTTTCTATACAGGTTCAACATTACGAGCAGAATTTAATGCGACATCTGCTGAGACAAGTATTCTTAGCTATGCAAATAGTCCAATCACTTTTAATGTTGGCGGATCAGCTGAAGTCGAGGCTATTCACATTAATAGCTCAGGAGATGTTGGAATTGGCGCAAGTCCAGATGCTGCCTTGCATGTTAAAGGAGGTTATCCAACCGTTCATATTGAACGTGACCATGCTACTAATTATTCGCGTCTTCTTTTAGATAATACAGCTAATGATGGTGGTGCTATTGATGGTATTGGTGATGATACAGGTGGCATGCGTTTCTCTACTTCTGTAGATGGAACGATAACTGAACGATTAAGATTAGGTGCAACAGGAAACTTAGAGTTTAAGAGCACTAGCTCTTCTGCACAACAAGAGCTTTTATTCTCTGATGGCACGTCAGGACGCGGAAGAATTATCTATCGTCATGACGGAGATTCTCTGGCATTCGAAACTCTTTCGACTGGTGCTGGTAATAATGAAGCAATGAGGATCACCAGCTCTGGCAATGTAGGAATTGGAAATTCATCACCCGGACAAAAGCTTTCAGTTTTAACAACAGGAACAGCTGATAGAGTTTTAAATTTAGCAACTACAGCTGGTGCAAATGCTAACGGAGATGCAACCAACTCAATATATTTTACTGGCGGTACTGCAACCAGATGGGCAAACGCTAAATACGAGGCTTTTAGTCATATATTCCATGTCAATGGTACTGAAAAGTTAACTCTCGACAGCTCGGGAAGAGTGTTAATTGGAACTACAACCGAAGGAGAAGCAACTGCTGATAATTTAACTATTGCAGACTCTGGACATTGTGGAATTACCTTACGCTCTGGCACAAGCAGTGTTGGAACAATTTTCTTTTCTGATGGTACTTCTGGTTCTGCAGAATATCAAGGATATGTTCAGTACGATCACAGCGCAAATTATTTGAAATGGGCAACTGCTGGCGCAGAGCGGATGCGGATTGACAGCTCTGGACGAGTTGGCATTGGCGCAAACAACAATACTTCTTACGATGGCATTGCACAAACTCTTCTAGTTGCCGATGAATCCGGCAATGCAGGTATCACTATTAGAAGTGGTGGTAGTTCTCCTTATGGAGCAATCCATTTTGCAGACGGCACAAATGGAAATGCGGAAAACCGAGCAGGACGTATCTATTACCAGCACAGCGTTGATAGTATGGTATTTTCTACGGGAAATACTGAAGCTCTAAGAATTAATAGTGGCGGACACGTCGGTATAGGTACGGACAGTCCAGGTGCAGCTGTTGAGATCTATAGAGCTAGCATTCCAGCCATCAAATTAAATGATGGTGGCGACTATCAGGCATATATGCAGCTCGCGGGTAATGATTTAGAAATTAGATCGTCTTCTGGTCAGCTTGAGTTTTATACAGGAGCAGCAGATGGTGCATCATCAACAAAACGGCTAACCATCACCAACACCGGAAATGCGGAGTTTGATGGCGCAATTGCATCTGCTGGTGAAATTAAAGTCCAAGGATCTAGCACTCCAACTGGACTTTCAAGCCGAATCTCAAAGTATGGTTCGCTATTAATTGGAACCAGTTCAGATTCGGTTGGCGATGCAAGATTGTCTATTGATTCAGGCAACGGCAACATAAATACGATTGGCTCAATTAACCTTACTCCATCATCTGGTACTGCAAAACTAACACTAGGTAGTAGCTCCGTTTCCGGCGGTTCTTACACTAATTATCACGGCGCATCAGGCACAAAAACTTGGTTTGTAGGTTCAAACTACAACGTTGCTGGTGCTCTTGAGTTTTGGCAATCAACAGCTAATGGTGGCACAACGCCAGGCTCTACGCCTGCAATGATGATCGACAGCTCGGGGCGGGTGTTGATTGGGGGACACACATCAGGAAATTATCAACTAGAAGTCAGGGGTGCCGGTAGTCAGGGGCTTTTAGTTGGCTCAACTGATTCTAATGCTGCACAAATTATCTTGGATGGAGATTCAAATGGAGACGGCACAGGCGCAGATTATGCAAGCATTTTACATTCAGCCGCAGGAAATATAGAAATTAATAATAGAAAAGATGCAGGAATCATATTTAAGACAGGCTCTAGTGAAACAATAAGAGCTACAATCACCAGCACCGGAAATGCGGAGTTTGGGGGCGATGTCAGTGTCGGCAATGTCAGTCAGATTGTCATCAAAGACTCGGGAATTTTTCTAAAAGACACTGGAAACGCTTCGTCTTCCAATTCTAATCTCATTTTGGACACGAATGGATCTGCCACATTTGGCAACTATACTTCAACTACAGCAAGTAGTGCAAAGCTTTGGAACAATAACAGTTACGGTTTATATGTTAATGGCCTTGGAGATTCAACGCACCGCGCTTTTGCTGTATATAAAGTTAACAGTACAGCCGGTTATAAAGCAAGCATTTTTCACGATGGGTCTGCCTCGTTTGCCAGCGATGCTCAATTTGGTACTGGTGCTGCTGACGCACGTATCACAATAGGTTCACATGGAACTGCTGGCACTAATAACAGTGTTCATATAAGAGCAGATAGTGCAAATCTATTGTTTATGAGTGGAAGTGCGGGAGTAACTAAATTTGAACAGAATGGCACTCAACGATTACTAATCAATGATGCAGGTAACGTAATGATAGGAGCAGGAGATCCTTCTGTTGATCTTCATGTAAAAGCTGCTGCTACAGGTGATCATACAGTTCGCATTGAAGGTACTGGAGCTAGTGGCGATACTGTATTAAATTTAAAAGGTGCCACAAATGACTGGCAAATAGCTGCTCCTAATAGTGCCTCAGTTTATGGTCTTGTTTTTAAAGATATAACCAATAATCGCATTCCTTTGTTTTTAAACAGCAGCGGAAACGCAGAGTTTGCCGGATCAATTACAACAAGTTCTTTATCAGCTCAAAATTCAACAACTGCGTCCTGGTTCCAAACTGGTACAGTCCTTGCCGGTGCTCACTATGTTTGGGCTGCTAAAAACTCAAGCTCTAACGTTTGGCATTCAGGATTGCAAACAGACGGTGATCTTTACCTTGGAGGCGACTTAACTAGCGACGCTAATATTGGAATTAGAGGTAGTGATGGAACTGGATTTTTTGGTGGTGATGCAGAAGATCGAATTACACTTGATCCAGGAAGTGGTTCATATGATAGTGATCCATCAGTAGCAGTTATTGCTGGAAAGACGAATAACGGTCTTGAGGGTGCATTTAAAATTCGTCGCTATGACAATAGCAATAATTATACAGACAAAGTTATTATTGATTACGCTGGCAACTTTGGTATTGGCAATACTTTTGTTCCTGCTGGATCTGCAAATAATACCCTGGGCGCTATCAACAAAGGGATGCTAATCCAAGGATCAGATTCTGCTGTTGGCATCAGGCTGCAATCAAGTGACGGCAACGGCGGCATTATGGAAATGTTTGCTGAAAACGGTGGATTCTCCTTTGACACACGCGGCAGTGGGTTTATCAGATTTAAATCTTCTGGCAGTGAGTTTGCACGCATTGATGGAAGCTCAGGTTATCTGGGTGTCGGCAAAGATTCTGATATCACTTATAGAATTACTCTTCCAGAAGGATCTGGAGATGCAAACAGAATTGGCTGGATAAGCGGAAGTGGAAATAGAAAAGCAAGTATTGATTGTGGTAATACTGATTCACTTGTGTTTAGGACTGGTGCTTCTGAAAACGCACGGCTAACACTCAACAGCGGCGGAAATGCGGTGTTTACTGGGCAAGTAAGTGCCGACAGCGCAAGCGGTGCTTTCCAAGCATCTCGAACTGATGGTGGCGGCAATCATGTTTTCCGTGGAGGTACGTCTTCAAGTAATTACACCTCTTTGATTACAGCTGCTGGATCCGCTACATTTGATGACGGACTTAACGCTGGTGGTATTCATAATGGAAACCGCAAATTCTCTGTCCAGAGCACCGGCGAGGCCACAATTAACACCGAATCTACAGGTTCGACAAAAGTATTTACCGTTAAGACAGGTGCCAGCAGTACTGATGTTGCTCATATTACAGCTGATGGAGATGCGAGTTTTGGTGGTGAAGTAAAAGTTACAACTGCAAAAGAAGCTTATAAAAGCAATGGTACTTTCACAGTGGATAACGATGCTACAACATCTTTTAATATCGGATATGGTTCCTTGTTTGTTATCACTGTGACCAACTGCAGTGAGGTAACAAACGGCACAAGCGGAGCATTCTTTGCTAATACAGCAAGTAGCACTATTATGGAAATTTCCGATCCATTCGGCGATTTTACTGCAAATAATAATGTTGCGAACACAACAGGTGTCACAAAAACAGCCGGCTCAAACCTCATTACAATCAGAAATGATCTTGGAGCTAGTGCAACATATGCTGTTGCAATATTCGGAACTTTTACCTAATTAGTTAGACCCTTTAAAGCTGCTTAAACTTATAAATTAAGTAGAATAGAGTTTTAAGTTATAGAAAATGGCTGTTACAACAACGTGGAGTATTAATACACTCGAACGAAAACTTTCTGATGGCATTGTCTCAACAGTGCACTTTGGGACATCTGCAGTTGATAATGATGATGCTGATATTCAAGCTTCAAGTTATGGAAGCGTAGGGCTTGCAGCTCCTGCTGATGGTGACGATGTTATTCCGTATGCAGATTTGACGGCTGATACATGCATCGGCTGGGTAAAAGGTGCTCTTGGTGCAGATACTGTTACTGCTATTGAGACTAACTTAAGTGATCAAATTGAACTTAAAAAGAATCCAGTAACTGGTTCGGGAGTCCCCTGGTAATTAATACACATAGTGTTCAATGATTTGCTAGATTGAACACTGAGTTATTTATTTATACATGGCTTGTAAGAAATCCGAACTCATTTCTGCAATTAATTCTTTTGCCGCCGCCCGTGCTGCGAATGATCCTAACTTGGTAGCTTTTGGATCTCAACTGGTATCTCAATATGTAGATACGCTTGAGTACGCTCCAGAAGATGATGCTGAGGGGGAAGAAGAGTTTCTTGATGACGAAGTAGAAGACTGAGCAACAGAGCAATGTTGAGTCAGCTATCAGTTGCTGCAAAAGTCTATGTTGAAGAATCACATCAGATTGCAGCGTGGAATTATTTAGAAGGTCAAGTTTCTGACGATATTTTAGATACGTTCTTTGAAATTTTCTGCGCTGGCAATGATTGTTTGTTCCAAGCAGACGGTCAATATAAGGAACAGATAGTGCCTTAAAATAGTAATACTACGAACACTTTGTATGTCACCATCTGACCGAGAAGAGTTTTGGAAGGCAATTGAAAGTGGGGAAAACCCACTGTTGTCTGTCATGCACGGATTGGTAGAAAAATGGGGACTACCCGCAATCATCATGTCGTTAGGTGACATTAGCCGTGTTTTGTCAGAAGACGCAGAAAGCGCTGAACTCACGCCTAATCAGCGTGGGTTAATTCTTGGTGCTTGTGCACAAGTGTGTGCTTTGAGCGATCAGATGCATGCAGAAATGGAACACCTCGCTACTACTGAAAATGGATAAAGACGAACTTGAGAACTGGCAAAAAATCAAAGATGCTTTAGAAGCAGCTGATAAAACTGACAGTTTTTATTATCATCGAGCCTGTGCAATTGTAGATGGTAAACCTGATCCACTGGAACTAAAGGGTAAAAAAGAATAGTTAAAATAGTATTGATTAGAGATCAAATACTATGGCTAAACGTATGGCTGGAAAGGCATTGAAAGATAGCCTGACTCCAAACAAACCTCGTCGCACTCCTAATCACCCAACCAAGTCACATGTCGTTCTTGCAAAAGAAGGTGGCAAAGAGAAGTTGATTCGTTTTGGTCAACAGGGAGTTAAAGGTGCAGGCAAAAATCCTTCTTCTGCAAAAGACAAAGCTAGACGCAAGTCTTATTACGCCAGGCACAACGCTCAAGATTCAAAGCCCAGCAAGATGTCTGCTCGCTATTGGTCGCATAAAGTGAAATGGTGATATGGCAAATTACACAAAGACCGCTGATGGTTTCTATCAAGTACCAATCATTGCGTTAGGCGAACGCTTGCGGGATAATTTTGGTTTAACTATTCGCGAGCATCCGCATTTTGATCCAGTAGATCCAGTTCATTCTAAAAATAGTTATCACTATGCTAATCAAGCCATTGATGTGCAAGATTGGCGTGATGACGTAATTGATGGAGTTGATTGGCGAACTCGCACTGGGAATTTAGAAAACTTACTGAAAGGATCTGGTGTTGAAGTTTTTGGCCCAAATAGTGGTGTAAAAGGTCATGATACACATTTGCATTTAGCTGCAAAAGATGGCCTTTTTAACTTAACAGAAAATCAATTTAATGTTTTATTTGGAGGAGGTGCAGGCGGAAAGCTTGCAACTTTTCCAGGAGTTAGCCAACCACTTGAAACCTCAACCTCTACCAGTTCTTCAGGATCTTTGGGATCCACTTCCGACGATTCTTCTGGGAGGAATAGTGCTCACGAACGGGCTGCAAATTACAGCGAAATGTCTAAAGCTGCGCTTGATGCTGAATACGATCGCCTTCGCAGGGAAGATCCTCGCCAAGCGTCTATTGAAGGCATGAAAATGCACAAATCTTATTTTGGTAAAAACTAATGTCTGATCGCAAAAAAGCAAAAGCTAAAGCTAAATCCCGCGTTAATGAGGCTGGTAATTACACCAAACCTGGATTACGCAAATCAATTTTTAATAGAATAAAAGCAGGCAGTAAAGGCGGTAAGCCTGGTCAATGGTCTGCGCGTAAAGCACAGATGATGGCAAAAGAGTACAAAGCTAAAGGTGGAGGCTACAAAAACTAATGCCAAATTTAATTTCAGTAACTCATCAAGCTGGTAGTGCACCTGATTTTTTAGTAGATCGTTTGGAGGGAGCGCCAGGTAATTTTGTTAAAGGACGATTAGCTGGTGCTGCATTAAAACATCCAGCTTTAGCACCAATATTAGATTTAATCTTCCCTCAACCCGTCGCTTCTGGCACTTTAACAGACGTTATTAAAAAACACGGATATGAAGCCGCTCCAGATCAAGTATTTACTGGTCCTCCTGGATCTTATAAATATGACGGAACTATAGATAGGCACATGCCTGATATGCCACGCCTTCCAGACATGGGTGGACCAGAATCTGACGACCGCAGATTTGACAAAATACCTGAAGTTTTCCCTACTCGAACAATGGATTTTAAAGATGCTAACAGCAATGGCATCGATGACAGAGATGAACCAGGCTATAACTCTAGACCTGATTTTCTGGGGTCATTCGGGAAAATGGAATTAGATCCAGAATTAAAGCGAACATTTGAACAACAACAATCGCAAATGGATGCTGGAATTTCAGGCACATTTGTACCAGTACGTTAATCATGGCTAAAGCGAAATCACAAAAGTCTTTAGACAGTTGGACTAAAGAAGATTGGGGAACAAAGTCTGGCAAAAATTCAACTCAAGGTAAAGATGCTACTGGTGAGCGTTATTTACCGAAAAAAGCAAGGGCAGCATTATCGGATAAGGAATATGCACGATCGACAGCTAAAAAACGTGCTTCTATACGTAAAGGGCAACAACACAGTAAACAACCAGATGATGTTGCTAAAAAAACAGCTCGCCATAGAAGTTGATGTCTAAACGATCAAAAGCAAAAGGATTAGCTAAGGCATTTAAAAAAATGTCTCATCGTAAAAAAGGTGGAACAAAAGGGACATTTACTGCAGCGGCCACCAAAGCTGGCTTTCCGGATACTCCAGAAGGCAGAAAGAAGTTCGCCAATCAGGTATTAAAGGATCCATCTGCTACCAGTAAAATGAAGAAGAAGGCAAACTTCTACAAAAATATTATCAGTAAATAGCGATGAATCATCAGGAACGTAAAGCAGAAGCGATGCTAAATGGACGGGTCACTTCGATGACCAAGTCATGCCCATTAGCAACAACTGATGTTCATGAAAACACCAAAAATCGTAATTGGACGATCGATGAATTTGGCTATGGGCCAATGAATCCTGATGTGGAGGACGAAGAATTCTGGCAAGCCAAAGCGGATATCTTTAATACTAGTGTTGAAATTGCAAAGACAACCCGTTGCGGAAATTGTGCTGCTTTTGATCAGACATGGAAGATCATGTGCTGCATTGGTAAAGGCATTAATGAACGTGACACGGTTGCCGATCCAGCCCAAGTGATTATGAATGGCAATCTTGGTTATTGTCAGCTGTTTAAATTCAAATGCGCTGGTGATAGAACTTGCGATGCCTGGGTTCATGGCGGACCAATTCGTGATGAGTGCTCGCCTGATTTGCCTGTTGACACAGGAAAAGATGCAGATGAAATGTCAAACGAAATGGACAGCGTTATTGATGAATTGCATGGTGCATCGAGCAAGCACAAAAAACAAGCTGAGCGTTTGACCCGACTGAAAGGAATGATGTAATGCTCTACCTTGAGATTCTGTATGCGAGCATCGTACTGCTCGTTATGGCAGTAATTGCTGTCGTCGTTTATATCGTTCAGTTCTATGATTTAGAGCCTTTAGTTACTACAAAAACTCCAGAAGAACCTGCCGCCAGCGAGCCAGATAAAATTGTTTAATGGGTTGAAAATTCGAGGGGCTGAGGTATAATCAGCAAGCCACCATCAGTGTGGTCTTACCATTACACAACACCCGCATGGGCCATTTCACACGATATGCCCACACGGTTGCTTTGTCAACGGTAGATTCGCATTGATGATGCTTATATCCCAACCATGCTCATTTCCAACCTGCTTAAGCGAACGCTTTCATTCAAACGACTTTCTGATTCGACCCAATACGGGTGGCGACACGCCGCCAGGCATATTGAAAATGTAGAGGTCGATCAAATTGATCGAGACTTTGCCATTGATCATCGCTGCGAACTACTCGAATGTAATCACAGCACTGGCTACATACGCACACAACTTGGTTATATCGGCAGCATGTTTAACCGAGGGGTCCACATGGGAATCATCAAATGGAATCCATGGCAAGGGCTACTCAAAGGATTAGATAAGTCTTACAAAAAATATCCTCACAAAAAGTTTGATCACTTTCAGCGGTTTCATGACGATCCACTGTTCATGGCGGTCTGGCTACACGGTTTCAGGATTAGTGAAGTGGCCTGCTTGTTGCCTGAAGATTTTGTAACCGATGCCGATGTGCCCTATATCAATATTGAACACAATCACATCCGTAAGTGTAAGAACAACTACACGCAACGGCAGGTGCCAATACATCCAGAGTTTTTTAAATATATCGATCGCTTCCCATTTACAACAAACGCAAACGCAGGTGATTACTTTAGCCGGAAGCTAAAGAAACATACAGGCATTTCAGCTCATGGCATCCGCCATTCATTTATTACTCGGATGCGGCAGGCAGGTGTTGAGTACAGTATTGCTATGGCCATTGTGGGACATAAACCTCAAGGCATGACAGCAAGCTATGGTGACGTTTTAGCAGAAGATATGGCCTCGCAAATTAAATTGGTGAAATGACTACTTAAGTAAACTCGTTTTCACACACAATAATTGATTGTGCGAAAATAGTTAAGTGAGGGCAGTTGTTCGAGCCATATATTAATTATCGAAAGAAGAGCAATGCTGATGATAATCCATTTACTGTCTGCCCTCACAAACCACGCTGACCACGCATCTCCCTATAAACTGCAAAATAAATACAGTAGATAATATTGGTTAGAGTATATAGAAAACCACTGTAGTTAGTGTGGTATGGATCCAATACCTTTACCACCAACAATACCTTTAGCGCCAAAGTTTGAGATACCAGGGCCAGCGTTAGGCATGCCTGAACCGTTGCTGCCTAAGTGGGAAACAGTACCTGTGTACAAAGAAGATGTACCAGCGTTGGCAGAAACAAAAGAAACAGAAAGCAGTAAAAAAGGAAAAGAAGAAGAATCTGAGGAACCAAAAGGAATAAATCGAGAGGGACTCCTAGATGAAATAGGCGGAATGATTACACCTATGCCAAGTATTCCACCATGGGAGCCTCAACAGACTGAATCAATGATGAAAACAGTTGAAGTTCCATTTACTAATTTTGAGGTTCCAGTTCCTCCAAAGGAGATATTAGTAACAGCAGTAACAACCGCAGGAACTGCAGCAGTTGTTTCTGTAGGAGCAACTATGGCTGCAGGTAGAGCATTCGAGCAGGTTACTAAAGTAGCCAAACCAGCAATTAAATTTGTATTGAAAAAACTAGCCAGTATTAGAGGGAAGGAGCCTGCTCCGACTTGGGCACGCGAGAGGCTAAAGGAATCACGTCGGAGCAAACGGGGTAAAAAGGTGAGGAAGGATGTATCATGAACCCCTTTTCATAGATATTAATGCACTCCTTAATTCTCACAAGCTCATAATCTAATCTTCCTTTATCAATTTGAATTTGAGCTAAGTGTTTACAGCGCTCGACAGCACCTCCATCTAAAGGCATTGAGAGGCTGATTTGTGCACCATAATTGTTGGTATTACTGTAACTACTAGTGAAGCTTTCAGTGCTCATTACATAAGGTGTAATAGACACAACAGGCCCATTGCAGAAAATATTATTACCAAACGACTGTGTACTTAAACTCCCTTGATTGATTTGAACCGCTTGATTAGCCACTGAGCCCGTTATCGCTGCCTGTGGATTTGCAGCAACACTAGTTGATTCAGCAAGTGCTGGCGGACAAAAAATTATTGTGCAAAGACAGATAAGGTATTTGTAGTCGATTCTGTTTCGATGGTTCTCTCGATGCTTTCTGTTTCGACGACACCAGCTGCTCTGGTTACGATATCTAATTGCCATGGTAACGATGTATCGACAACTAAGAATTCAGTGCCATTCGAGATAATATTGACTTCTGCACCATCAGAGTCAACAGCTTTGACATTATCTCCGTTCCAGGTTTTAATTTCACTTCCGAATCGTTCAACCTCAACAGCTTCTGTCACAGTCTGAGTGGTTGTGACTGTTTGAGTCATTGTTCCCGAAGTGAAGTTAGGAGTAACCGACTGGGCAAGAGAAGGCGCAGGAATAAGTAATAATAAAAGAAGATACTTCATCTTTTTTAAAAGCCCGACAGTTCTATTCTAACTTTTATAAACCATGGACAATCACGAGAATGACAAGGAATCACGTTTAGAAATTCTGTCAACATTTGTTCGACTGGGTATTCTTGTTTGGAGTGGAGCAATCCTTACATTGGCTTACATTCAACTACCTGCGTATCTCGGAATTCCTGAGCAAAAATTTGATAATACATTTGTGGCATCTATTTTTACTGGGGTACTATCTACATTTGGAATTCAGACAACAAAAGGAAACGGTAAAGGGACTCTGACAAAAGAGGACATTGAAAAGATGCTAGCCGCACAGAATCAAAGAGATTTGAATAAAAAAGTATAGGTAGAATAGAGGCAGTTTTTGGCTAAAAAAATGCTTGCATTAATTACTCCTATTTTGATGAAGTTTGTCACGTCACGTCAGGTGAAACAGATGATTGTTGACTTATTGACAGCACTCGCCGAGAAGAGCGAAAATAAATTAGATGACCTAGCAGTTAAGGCTGTCAAAGAAGCTTTATTACCTGAAGAATAGAAAACGGATAAAACGATTCGTTACATGGTTAAAGTGTAGGCAGTTGCTAACAACAACTCTATGGGTATCGCTGAAGACTGGAAGGATCTAATGTTTGATCTTTCCTGCCTGTCTAAACAGGTAGCTAAGCGTAAGTTTCGCAAGTCAATTAAATACGGCTGGGGCGGCTTATGTGCATATTGTCGCTGCAACCGAGCGACAACTCTAGACCATCTAAAACCACGAAGCAGAGGCGGATCAAGTTTACGAAGCAATCTTCTTCCTGCATGCATTGAGTGCAATCACTCAAAAGGATCAGAACCTTGGTTAGAGTGGTTTCAAGGCCAAACATTTTATAATGAAACGGCCAAAGAACTCATTGAAGAATGGATCTCATGTAAAAGATTTATCGAGGAAGAATTAGATGAAAAACACATTGACAATCGAACAGAGGTTCGCTTTACAACGTGCTAGGTATGAAACAGCTCGAATGAGCAAGCCGGCACTTGAAAAAACTGTGGTTCGTTTATTGAAAACACGAATGGAACAAAAGAATGGCATCCAGCAGACATTGCTTGCCAATGGCATTATTTTCAAAGTAGATGAATTACAAGGTGGACTTCCAGAGATTATTTCAGAAGAAACGTTTGTAGAGCTATTGCAGAATGCTTACGATGAAATGCCTGGAGACATTATGGATACTGAGTTTGAAGACGATGACATCGATGGAGATGACATGATTATGTTTTAATTGCGCTAGACTTTTGCAAGCGTAATCTAATAAGATGGAATTTATTATTGGACCTGTAGTAGCAGTATTGCTGAGTGGCAGCGGTCTTTATTTGACTGATCGTAGGTACAAAAAGAATGCAAGTGCTGTTGCCGCAAGACTAGAAACAATTGAAAAAACGATTGATCGGATTGACAACGAAGTACCTAAGCGGATGGTGACATTGATGGGACCATTGGCAAATGCTGTTAAAGAAGTGCGACGAGAAATTGGAGTAGAATAAAAGAGGTATTGATGTAAAATAGTGTCTGCATTTAGAAATACACCAATTGACAGACGTCGTTTATCGTACCGTGATCGCAGTGACTTTAATCAGTCAGGAGCTGCCGGAGCGCAGCAGCTAGCACTGAAAAGAGCAAAGGCTTATAAAGGGCAGATGGCTTATCAAGCCAATACACCAATCAACACAACAACTCAAAGACCAGGGACTGGCGGACAAAGTGCTGGTATTGGTATTCAGCAACTGCGAATGATGGATCTGAGTGCGCAGAAAGCAAGAGAGAAAGAACTGCGCCCAGAAATGGTTGATCCTTTATCAGGAATTTATCGAGACAATACTAAGAAAGTATAGGCTCTTTAATTTTTTGAAGCCTACTAAAGCCTTGCTTAGCGACATCCATGGCTTCTTTAAAGTCACCACCAGCCATGAGGTCATAAACGGTATCTCTGAAGATCTCAGCAACATCATTGAGCCCAGCAGCAGCAAATCCATCTGCTGTGGCTCTAGTTAAGGCATCAATTTGCATCTCACCCTCGACACGAGAAGCACGGCCAAAGTCAAGTTGCATCGGCCTTCCAGTCATTTTGTTATAGACAACATTACCAGCGTGACGATCATCTAAGTCAATTCCTTTGAGGGCTAACTGACCCAACTGCTGGTTAATACGTATAGCGTTCTGACCAGTGGGCCATTGGGATGAAACTGGGGGCATCTCAAAGTTTTTACGAATATCTTGCATTTCAATGCGATCACCAATGCCACCACGGAATGTTTCGACAGAAGAGACCTGAGGGGCTATGCCCATTTCAGCAGCAGCTGCCTGTAACCCTGCTTCATCTGTATAACTATTATCGTGATAATTTGTCCATTCACCTGGACGATGCTTTTCTTTAATCACATAACCTTCGAGATTAGAAGGATAAACGCGCCCATAAGCACCCATGCCAATGGGAGATTCTCTGTTTGAAGAAAGCTTCTTTTCACGTAAATATTCTGCAATTAATTGACCTGCTTTACGCATCTATTCATATATTTAGTCCTTTATTAATTGTATATAACTAATCTATATAACCTTCTTTAACCAACCATTTTCTGGTCAAAGGTGTAGGTTCAATCGTGTCCCACATTCGACCTTGCTTGCAAATTTTGAGAGTCTTCAGGGAAAGCCCAGGAGTATCACCTGCATAAATTGCCCCTTGCTCCCAAGGAACTGCACGAGCTGTACTTCGAAAGCGCCCATACCTTATTTGTGCAATTCGCTTGTACTTTTCAGGAATCTCATCATCTTGGAAGATGACTGCCATAAAAGTATTCTCGACTGTACCTGCCATGCAATCCTGTGCGGTGTGCCAAGCCTCATGCCTAAGACTTTGAAGAATAGAAGTCGGAACAGAATCCCTATCTCCATTTAGGAAAATAGTATTGATATCTGTGTAATAAACTGCAAGCATACTTCTGGGGAAGTATTTAGGCTCAGCAATATAGACAGTGACATTTAGATCTTCTAGAACTTGAATGAGATCATTAGCCTCTGTGCGTTCCTGTTCAGACCAATTTAAATCACCAAAAACTTCTAAGTGCTTCCCAGCAAATACTTCGAAAACCCCATCAATACATTCTCCTAATTTCATGCAACCCAGAGCTGATGTTGTGTATGGAGTGTAAGTATCACTTAAAGCTGGAGCAGGAAATAAAGCAGCTGCAGATAGTAAACCTAAAAACAAATTTTTCATTATTTGTATATCACTTAACAGAATTATTCTAAGTTAAAAACAATAAAAAAGGGCCGGCATTAGCCGACCCTGAGTAATAATGTAGGTGAATTATCAGAAGCTATAAGTACCACCAAGCTTGAGACCAAAACCAAGATCTTCTTCGAAAGTACGATCTTCGGTTAAGAACGAAACTTCTCCATAGACATTGAGTTTTTCAGTAAGATCAACACCAACGCCTGCTTTGCCAGAAATTTCAGTCTCAGTATCTACGCCGGAAGCAGACAGAAAAGCGGGACCACCCTGGACATACCAGGAAGCAGCATCGCCCAAGTCATTGCTAAAACCGACATGGGTCTCCAGAGAAGATCCCTGCCAGTCACTGCCGACATAACCAGAGTTAGATTCAACATTTACGAAAGGGCCAGCGATTGCAGTGCCATGAGCCATGCCCAGGAGCAATCCGGCAGCGATAACAGATTTCATGATAAATAGATAACTAATATAAATAGCGATATATACTTACCGCTTCAAATATGTTAACCAATAAATAAATAAAAAAAGGCCTCAGCAGTTATGCTGAGGACACTTAATTATTTGGTGTACTTAATACCACGATAGACAAACGTACCGTGAACTTCCTGAGGTTCTTCAGGGAAAATCACAGTTGATACACCGCGATAGTGGGTATCACGTAGCATTGCACGACGATACTCTTTTTGAGCACGCTTGAGATCATCACGTGCTTTTTCGATTGCACGCACTTCGATGTTAGACATTGGAAACCTCCATAGTGTTTAGAAATTTCCCGTTCCTTCAGCCTCTGGCTTACTTGCGTCCCAAGAAGGGATGAACGTATATATTAAATGTAGCAAATGCTACTGGTTTGCAGCGAACAATTTAGTCTGTTGTAACCACTCATCAATTGTTTCTTGTGTAGGAACGACGATTGAAAAAGGAGTACCTTCCTCTTGAAATTCCTCATTCATCTTTTCGTACGTTTCAGGGGTTATTTTAATCATGTTTTTCTGCTTAGATGAAATCAAAGTCAAGTAAGGCAAGGGTAAGTTTTTCCTTGACTTTTTTATACGTTGCTTCTTCTACAGGTGAGCCGAAGATGCGTTTTTCTGCATATTTTTCAAGTGCTGTAAGTAAAAGTTTGACTTCACTTTTTGTTAAAGACATCATTCTTATACAGCCTTTTAATTGATAAACGTTGTTCGTTATCTTTCAACTCGGCAGGAGTTAGCACTGGCCACTTGTTCAAAGAGAGGCACTGTTTGTATCGGGCAAACCAGCGTTTCATAACTTTATAGTAAATGAAATTACTGGTTTACGGCGAACAATTAGTGTGTAGCCGCCCAGTTACTACCTGAATCAGCTGATGCCGTAATGGGAATACGAAGCCGGTAGTACTGTCCAGCCAAAGGCGCTGCCTGCTCAAGAAGAACTTTTACACGATCAACTTCGCTCGGAATAACTGACAATT